CGAGGATACGCTCGGCGATATTATAATACATGCGGCCATCCGGAAGCATATCCCCCGAAATGTGATCCTGCAGCACATCGGAAAGTATCTCACCAAGCCTGGCGGCATATTCAGAAGCCTCTTTGTATGTTGCCTCGCCTTTTGTGATGAGCTCGCTAAGCTCTGCAAGTATTTTATCCTGCTCGAGACGTTTTGTAAAGTCATTCCGGATCTCTTCCAAGAGAGCCGGCACAATATCCGTCATAGCTCATCACCCGGGGCGATCCCCGTCAGATCATGCAGTGTTTCACGGCCGATATAACCCGGTATTGCCTGGTTAATCTTAATCGCGCAGTCGCCGATCAGCGAGAGGGACGTCGCGTCGGGCTCGAACACGGGCTCCCATACAGGCTTTGTCTTGTAGAATACCTGCCGCCGATAAGGGAAGCTGTCGCGTAGCCGGGCGGCCAGGAAGCCCACATTCAGGAAGCCGCTTCCGAAGGTCTTCTGTGCCTTTTTCGCGCTCAGGCGAAGCTTTTCATGCGCGGCCTTGATCGCGTCATAGGAGGACGGATTATCACTCGGGAAGCCGAGATCATCCAGCGTCAGCCCGGTCTCTCCGGCGAACTGAGATGCAAACATTCTCAGCTGTGCAAGGTGCGGCTCCATGGACTGCTGCGTAAACTGGCCGAACTTCGGATCGTTGCCGCCTTCCTCGTCTCTCGTAATGGTGATCATCGCGCTCATGGCGGCTTTCCATTTTTCCATCTCTTCAGCGTCCTGGCTCAGCCCTGTTACATACTTCTGGGGGAAGCTGAAGAATTCCGCGCTGATCTCCGAGCGCTTGATCGTGCGCAGCGCCGAACCTGTCAGCGACATGCAGGCGCGAGAGATCCGGGAGTGTCCGAAGGGGCGGACCGCGTCCGGCCGGTTGATGATCGGCACCAGGAGCGGATAGCCGGCCTTGTTCGGATCCGCGCGGTATTTCTTGCCCCGTTCGTAATAGACCGTTTTTTCCGCTGTGTACCAGGCCTCTGTTACAGGATTGTCGTTCTTGTCTCTGCTGAGAACGGCATAGCCCTCATTGAGGAGGTTTGTAATCGGATCGATTTCACCGGTCGCGTTGCCGCCGTCGATCACCTGAAAGCGCGGAAAGCCGTCTTCATCGGGTGAGATGTAAACAAAGCAGCAGGAAGAAATCAGTGCCGAGAGAATCGAGCTATCAAAAAGGATGTCCGGATTGTTCATCCGGAAGATCTCATTGACGTCAAACAGGTCATTTCTGAATTCCCGGAAGCTGAGACGGTCCGCCATGCTGTCAACAGCGGTGGCGCACCATCCGATGCAGGACTGCCAGGCGCGCAGCTCCGGTGGGCTGGAGATGTTGAAGTCGCGAGCGATGTTCTTCATCTCGTAGTATTTATAGCGCTTCAGGACGCGCGTGCGCTTTGTGATTAGCTTCCGGCGCAGGTAGTCCGGGCCTTTGTATGCATAGCTCATGTGAGCACCTCTTTAGCGTGTGTTTTTTTGCGTAGTACGGCGGTGAAGGGCGCACGCGCGCGTACGGGGGGTGGTATGCCCCCTCTTCAACCCTTGTATTTTGACCAGTCAGCAGATTGAGGCAAATTTCGGTTGGAAATGAGCTTTCCGGGAATAATTCTGTCTCTGCCTTCTTTTTGCAGCTTGTCCGCTTTCTGCCGGTTGCAGGTCCAGTGCGCAAGCTGCAGGTTGCTGATGTCTGAAGGGTGGCCGCCGCGGTTGATCGGCACAATGTGATCGATCGAAGGAGCAAGAGGATTCGGATATTTCAGCGAGAAGTCCACAGGCTTCCCGCACAGCGCGCAAACAGTCTGCGTGGCGAAGATCTTTTTCTTGTTCTTCTCAAGCGCCGTACGGTGCTGTCCGATCTCATCTTTTCGATACGTCCTTGCCATGGTGCTCCCTCCTCTGCGTGTCCTGCTTCATACGAATGATGCAGCTCCACCCCGGCCGCCCGCACAGGTCGCACGGCTCTTTGATCTGCGAATGTAGAGAAATCACACGGTATCCAGCATTCATGTAATCTTGCCGGCAGCGATAGCACAGGCACCTTTCGTCTTTCACTTTGCAAAACCAGATGTTATAGATTTGTCGGAGTGATCTCTTCCGGGATTCTCCGACGGTAATATTAAACACTGCTTTTTTGGCTCTTGGGGCTAAAGTTTACAGGAGGTCGAGCTCGCTTGCCACAAGGCGCAGGAAGTTCTGATTCCAGATCTTGGCCGTCCCGAAGCTCACATGACAGCTATCCGCTGCGCCCTGGAGAGTGTGGGACTTTCGGAAGTACACGAGATCGATAAGCCGACAGCGGCTGCTTCCGTCGCGAAACCTCCTTGTCTTTCGGAGCGCTGCTTCAACTGCATCATAACGTTTCTGCTTTTTCGGCTCGAGTTCCCGGAGCGCGGCGTTCTCTGTCGTCTTGTTCGGCCCGTTCGATCCGCCGCCGTTCGTGTTATAGTTCGGCGTCACCTTTGTGCGGCGCAGCTCTTTAAGCTCTTGTTCAAGTTCCGGGTAAGTTCGAACGACGTTTTTGACATAGCCCCACCACAATTCTCGCGGTTTGCTCATAATCTCTGCACCTCCTCACTTCCATTCGGCACCGAAGCTCTTTTCTTTCGCTTTTCCTCCGGGATAATGTAACGGATATACTGCGGCTGATAATGCGCCGATCCCGAGCGATTCTGATACTCCTGTCGGAAGAGCAGCTTTCCGCCCTTTGGCACGCGCAGCTCGGCGTCACTCGTGGTTACTCTGTCCTTCGGCTGCGGCCGGATCAGGTTTCGGCTGCTCCTGAATTTCTTGGCGTCCGGGATCCCGCGCACCTGCTTGATCAGATACTCGGCAATGGGGAAATAATCTGCTTGCTTGGAAAGCGGTTCCCAGTCTACGTATCCGATCGCCTTCCACTTTTCCTGAAAGATCTTCTCACAGCCGGCCTTTACAACCAGGTGATGATGAACACGCACATGCTCCTTGGAATCTCCGTCCATGTCTGAGGTAATGGCCACGGAGAAAAGCTCTCGGCCCTGTTTCTTCAGATCCCTGGACACCCGGCGAAGGCAAAGCTCCAACTCATGCCAGGCGCTTTCCCAGATCAGATCCGCTTTTTCTTCCTCTGTCATATCGGCAAAGTCAGGATGGAACGACTGGACCCGATCTGTGATTTTCTTTAGTCCGTCATCGGAGTAGTCAAGTCCCAGGAGGATATCTCCCTCCTGATAGTTCTCGTTCAAGAGTCGGGCGACTGCCTTCATGGCAGAGTATTCATTCTGTTCCTGCTTCTTGATCTCAGACTTTTCTTTCCTTCTCGACTTCCCGGAGGGACGCTCTCCCTTCACCCAGTATTTGATCTTTTCTCCTATGATCCCTGACTCGTATGTACGGATGATCCAGTATCCTTCCTTCACGGGAGATCTCCCTCCTTGTCGAGATGGTTGAAAACTTAGGCTCTTACCGAGCCCCCATACGCGCGTGCGCGCGTATGGTATAAATAGGTATGATCTTTTGATACCGGCTCAGGAGAATTGCACTCCAGCACCAGGGCGCGCTGGTACCGCACCCTGGCGAGGCCCTTACCGGCCTGTGATCTTATATAACAAGAAAGGAGGCGGGCGTCAGGCTGCTAACCCTCTGCCCACATATCGGATTTGATTCTCTTACCTGCAGGCTGCTCAAAAGTCTGCAGGTAACAAAACCAAGTCTGCCGGCGCGGGAGATCTATGCATGATCTCCCGCTTTTTCCTTAAGACTGTCGCGCCACGGCTCCTTATAATGGGCGCGGCGTTTTTTCTTCGGCGGACCGGACGTCGTCGGCCGCCTGGCGCGAGGCTTATACCTCGGTGTCATTTCATATTGCCAAAGCGTGGCCATGTGCGGTGGATAACGAAGCTGGCATTCTCCGACACGCGGGGCGGCGTCCGTCGCGTTCAGAATATATTTTTCCTTCAGCTTTTCCGCACAGGCCGAGCAGACAGAAATCAGCGGCATTTAATCACTCCTTATTCTGCTGCAGATACAGCATTCCTTTCTTTCAACTTCTGTTTTTGGAAGCATCCGCAGGATTTTGTTCTCCCCGCCTTCAGATTGCAGCCGAGAACAAAACTTTCGTTGCCACAGTCGCAGCGGCAGCGCCATGTCGGTTCACTGTGTCCGTCGTCCGGGCGTTTCGGGCGGTAGCTTCCCTCGCGCCCCTTCACAACCAGGCATCCGAAGCGCTGCCCGGTCAAGTCGA